TAAAAGCTCAGTCAGTCTATCAACATAAATAGGCTCTAAGGCTTTTTTCTTATAGCCCATAGCCTTTTGAAAGTCCTCAGTAGAGATGTCCTTTTTTCTCATTAATCCCTGATACGACTTGAAGGCGGCTTCATCGACAACCTTGTAGGTAGTCCAATCGGGCAGCTTTACTTTGTCTGTAATCAGGGTTATTGTCGAGTAGAGGATATCATTAACTTGATAACCGTCTCTTATGTAGTTAGTTCTGTTATCGCTGATGCCAACAAAAGTGCCCCCAGTTACCTGATAGGAAGCAAAAGGCTGGCCTATCGGCATCATTGGCACCGCTTTCTTTGTTAGTGCATCCCACGCATCTTTTATTCTACCCACTTTCTTTATTTTACCAAGCCATCACCTCGAATCGGGGCTTGTTTAGTTTCGTGTAAATTGCATACCGCATCGCATCGCACAGGTGATCCCACATCTTGACTGGTTGCTCGTCTGCATGAACCTTGCCATCTTTGTCAACCTTCCACTTGTAGGACCTAATCTCTTTAATTAGGTTCGTGCTATCAGGTGTAACGACTAAAGGCTGGCTTTTTACCTTTTGGATGCCTGCATAGACATCTTTTTCGGCTGGCTTGGCATTGTACCCAGCTCTGACCAGTTCCTCAATAGTCTTAGGCTCGGCAGCATCACAGTAAATCTCATCGGACCTCTTGATGTTTAAGACCTTTAGCCTTTCTATTAAATCGGTGGTAGTTAGCTTAGTTTCGTAAAGCATTTCCTTGACAAAGGTTTGTTTCTCGTGAAACCCCACCTTGACTAAAGCAGTTGGTACTGAGTAGCCAAAGTCTAAGCCATAAACCGTTTCGCAGTCATCCGGGAACTGACCTTGCCTCCAATGGGTGTAGATAATCTCTGAGGACTTACCCCTTTCTCCCAACCCAAAGACCTTCCATAGATTCTCATCTGCATCTTTCAGACTTTCAATCTCCGATACCTGCTCACTTGGCAAGAATGGGTTGTCTTTGTAGGTTGAGTGAATTAAGAGGTTAGTTTCTTTGTCAGCGACATCGTACACCCAGCTCATCTCATCGACTGGGTTAAAATCTAAAAAGATGGTCTGCTTGGTTCTAAGGGCTAACTGCTGGTAAATCGAGTGAGGCAATAAATTTGCCTCGTTAATGTACAGTATATCTCGCCCTGGTCCTCTAACCTTGCCCGAGTCCTCTGCCCCAAAGAACTCTATATAAGAGCCATTAGGGTAATGATAGACATTGTCGGTCTTGTTAAAATTGTCATCTGAGTAGATGCCAGCATCTTCGAGTATCTTTAGGATATCGCGCCTAGCACCCCTTTTCAAATGGGGTAAGGATGGACTAACCACCGAAATCGTTACTTTTTCCTTGTGCGGTATGTAAAGAGCTAAAAGTTGTGAAATTGAATAAGTCTTACCAGATCGAGTAGAGCCTTGGTTGGCTATTACCCTAAATCTTTTTGCCTGATAGGCTAGTAAGTTCTTTTCAAAGACACTTGTATATCGAATATCAACTTGTCTCATTGGCTGGCTTGAATACTATGTTAATGCCGCCATCAACCTTAATATCTTGCTCGCCTTTTTCTTTCTGACCTAACCTTTGCTTGCCTAACCAGATAAGCATAGCTCGGTCTTTATCTTTGATTGCTGCATCAAATTGGACCTTCCTTAAAAGGCTTTCTCCTGATGCTTGCTTTTCTTGCTTAAATGCCACAAAATCGACCCCTAAATCCGACTTACATCGTTGATACAGAGTGTTTTCGTGGATACCGAGGTGTGCGGCTACTTCTACTCCAGAGCATCCTGCCATTAAGTATTCGCCTACAACATCCCAGTCTATGGTGGTGAGTGATGACATTACTTCTTTTTCTTAGCCATCTTAGGAAGTTTCTTGCCTTTGGAGGCTTTATTCCACTCCTCCACATTAACTCCTTGCTTTTCGAGCTTTTTCTTGTTAATGTTAAAGAAAGCTGCTTGGGCTCTTGATTTGTAAGGCATAGTGTAAAAAAGCCCACAACCCCGAAAGGTTGTAGGCTCGTTGATTTTTTACCCTTTATTCACCCCCTAATATACGAAAAATTTTTGAATCTACCAAATCTAAGTGTTATAACTTATCAACATCTGTACCCCATCGACTAAGTATGCGGACCAATTCAAGCATAATTCCTTGCCCTCCGGGTGTCAATAGGGGATGGACCCCATCCAAACACTTTACCTCTAAAGATGCATCTGCTGGACAAAATAAGTGTTTTGCCTTACATAACATAGGTATATCCCATGCCGAGTCTCCAATGGCTATTTGGTAGTCAAAAGGGATAGTCTCCTTATTTCGTATGATGTGCAATTGAGCCCCAGACCTCCGTAGGTATTGCTCTGCTCCAGGCCAACTGCTTGCCGTTACTAAATGGACCTGATAGCCCATTGAGATTAGCTCTTTAATGGCTCCGATGTCCTTGTTATTAAACGACTTGATAATATTTCCCTGATGGTCCACCCAGATTTTGCCATCTGTTAAGCAGCCATCGATATCACAACATATTGTCATTGTATAGGTTTTAGATTTTCTCCAGTAGTGGGATTGCCGTATATTCTTATATCATTTTGGTCAACTGTCCTTACTATTCCGGTATCATATAATCGTATAATAAACTGAGGATTGGAATGTATTGATCCGGCTATCATAAATAAGGCTACCCCATAGCCCAATGGTGTCTCTACATCAAAGGGGTTTACTATTTCGTGTATTGTTTGAACTATCATTTTTTTATTATCCAATAATACCAATCTCGACCTAATAAATTGACTGTTGCAAACTTATGTGGAGGCCATGCAATAATGGTTTTTGACTTTTTCCCTAAGATAACCATGCAGCCATGATCATCTAATGATATATCCCACTGATGGAAGCCTTGCCAGTTCTCATGTGTTGCCTCGTTAAAAAACCCTTGCACGATGAGATACCCTCCGGGCTTAACTGCTTGTAATAACAAATCTAAGGCCTTTCTGGTCTCTTGGGTATGGTCTAAGGCATTTGAGATATGAACAATGTCAAACTCATTCTTAAAGGGCAACTCTTCTGCTGGGTAGGGTAGTGGGGCTTTTAGCTTATGTCTCTCAAAGTCAAAAACTAGCTTGTAAAGGTCTCCCAAAGGGTCGCAAGCGGTTACATTTACTAATCCATTTAGTATTGAGCAGACTCCTGAGCCTACATCTAATACTGTATCATGTGGAACACTTTTGATAAAGTCTGCTACCTCTTGATTCAGTTCTGGGGTTTTTACCTTACCGACCCATCCCTTTAAGAATCGGTCTGTCTTTACAAATTGCTGCCAAAAGGATAATTCATGATAAATTCCATGTAATTCTAGTGTTGTCATTTTGTTTTATTTAGGCCATAAATCTTGTTGCCAGTTTTTACCCCATTTTTGCAGCATGTGTCTTTGACTGATTGGGGTCCAGTAGTTTCTGAGCTGCTTTCTTAGCTGCCCGATAGGATGCTCTTTTTTGTTCCTTAAATAGGTATGCCCGATGACTTGGCTATGAAGCACCCCCACCCTTTTAGGCTTGACCCGATGACACCAATCAAGGTCCATATAGTAGTAAGGCAGCATTTCGTCTAAGGGATTAATGTTAAAGACCTCTGCATTAACCATAGGGGCGGTCCATTCTATAAAAGGGGTCTCTTTGGGTTCGTGTCCATTAGGCCATTGAAATCTATGATCCGAGGTGGACATAGCCGGATGGATGCCAGCCCAGCCTAATGTCTCGCAAGCCATAGCCAATTCATAAGGCATTTGTGGCTTAAAAGTTACATTTGAGACAAACCAATAATAATCAGCCTCTTTGTTTTTGGCTATGATTGTATTGTAAGCCCTTGACATATTTCCTACCCCATCCCGACTGACTATCTCATAAGGTAACCCAGTTTCCTCGATACATTTTAAGGTCTCTAGCCATTCTGGTTCTAAGTATTCAAGGGCAACAATTAAGATTCTCATTTTAGGGGTGTTAAGTGGACAATAAGGTTTCCATCTTTAGTGTCTATGTGCATAATTGCCCAGAGCTTGTCAGTATAGCCAAACTTATGAGCCTCAGATAAGGTAAAATAGTTTATGAAAGTATGCTTTCGGTAACATCTGACATGAGTTGGATCAGCAAATTGCAAGTCTGGGTTTGCCCCTGCTTCTGGGGTTTCTATGTATAATGCACCCCCTTTTTGTAGTATGCGATAACTTTCATTCATAAAATCTAGCAAGTTATTAAGATGCTCCACCACATGAATAGCAGATATCTCTGTCATGCTATTATCTTTGAAAGGCCAAGGGGTTATATTAAGGTCGTGAACCACATCGACATTGTCAAATGGTCTTACATCTAAAAAAATGTCATTCTCTCTTTTGGCCCAATTAGGACCGCATCCAACTATAAGCTGCATAAGATTTGATTAATTTTATCCATCCAGTAATCCCAAGTATAAGTCTGGACATGGGCTTTAATATTCTCAGACCGTTGCTTCAATTGCTCTGGGTTATTTATTGCAAACATCGTGGCATCAAATAACTTGTCATAAGAGTAGCCAGTCTTAAAAGAGTTGCTATCATTTAGGTCATCATCCCCCTCAATAATGGCTCTTATTGTTACCGTTCCTTTTGTGCCAGCTTCTAAAGGTGCAGTGGACCTAGCATCATATTTAGTAGCCTTAATCATAATGGTTGCCTCATCATATAAACGATTCATAGTTTCTAGACTTGGCTTAGTAAAGTATTCTGCATAGATATTGTCTTTGGCTGCCTGTAACCCAAAGCCTTTAATTGTCCAGCCCTTTTCTATTAAGTTTTTAGCTACTTGAACTGATATCTTTTCGGTGTCTTTAGCCATGTTAGTAGGCTCTGGCGATTCTAGTAAAGCTATTTTGCCCTCTTTTGGTTTATTGCTAATAGAGAAGTCTTCCAGATTTACCCCATTGCCTACATAGTGTATCGGGCCCTTTCTTTGGTATTTATTTTGTAAAAACCTGATATTCCACTGGCTTATTGAGATTAAAGGATATTTAGTAGTGTATAAGGCTAGGCAACTATCAAAAAATGACTTGTTAGTTATATTAAACAGATGCTCTAACATTTGTAAAAAAACTACTTTTTTTACTGGCTTATCTTTAGACAATAAAAAAGCTCCATGCGGGCTAGTTACTATCAAAAGATCAGATTTGTCCAATAAGCTAGTAGTATTTACAATCTTACAAGTTATGATCATCCAGTCGCACCTAACTGGACCAGCTTGGTTGTATAAGATAACCTTATGCCCAAAAGCCTGCAATCTGTTTGCCCATTCGTTAATGACTCTTATCCCGCCATGCCTAGAGTTTATGTTCGGGCTTTGTATAAAGATTCTCATTTTTCGTAGATTGACTTATCTGGGTAAAGGTTCTGCATTAATATCTTAAAATCTGCATTTATAGTATAAGAACCAATACTAAAAAAAGTCTTGCCCACTAACTTACCTTGCCAGGTACTTAGATTGTATTGATTGCTCAACTTAAAGTCAGCCATGTATTCAAAGCCGCCCTCCTCGTTTCTAGTGTAAGCTGATTTGATGACATATTCTTTTTTCCAATCCAAGTCCAAGAGCTTGCCAAATCGGGCATTATTGTAAACTATCGGCACATGGATATCTGTGTAAAGGTCATTGCAACCTGGTAGATTAGTTGTGTTTGTGATGGCTTTCTTATAGAGGCCAGTCGCCTTCTCGGCCCATTGCTTACAAAGACCATCATACCAATACTTAAACTGATCTACTCTTAGGTCTTTAATTAGAAAGTGGTCATCATTCCAAAACAGAAAGTCTGGGGTATTGGTCATTTCGCAGCCAGTCAGTATCTTTTGGAAGATGCTAAAGTTCTTGCGGCCTGGCACATCTGGAATGGGATAGTAATCGACATTCTTTACCCATTTAGGCTTTTGACCTATTAGTAAGATTCGACCAGTATGGCCTTTGAGGTGCTTCTCAATCGACCTTAGGGCATACCTCAGCTCGTTGTCCATCCACCGGCTGCCAGTTCCCAAAGCTATCACGATGTCCATTGAATTTGCTTAAAATGTGAATTTTTACAGCATTTGTCAAGTTACCGAACTCTTTGTAAATCAACTCTTTCTGTTCTCTTGTTAGGTAGGCTGATACCATTTGCACTTTCAGATGTGCAGGCTTTGGCTTCCTACCTCGTTTCTGCTTTTCCATACCACAAATATAGGCAAATAAAAATAAATTAAAAATATTTTTGGTTAATGTGTAAAAGTGTATTATCTTGCATCCATAACCAAACGATTTAACCATGAAAGCACCACTCAAACTTTTAGTCGCTTTATTAGCAGTTGCCTATGTGATAGGCCTTTTACAAGACACCATTTGCCAATAATCAAAACCACAGCCATGACAATTACCCTAATCACATCAAAAGACAGAGCCATCCACATCTTTGAATCTGGAGCTGGCTATTATCAAGCAGAACTATTTGAGCCTACCGACAAGATGTATGATGACCAAACTGGAGTCCGTTTAACATTTAAGGAGTGGATGGATGCCGAAGCTATTGCCCTTATTATGTTCCATACTGGAGTATCTTATGGGCTTGAATCTGGCATCAAAGTATTTACCCCTACTTACAAACCTAACCGATATAAGGTCAATGATATTATGGGTTTAGCCCATGATTGATGGCAAGCAATAGGTAAACCAACCCCTGAATTTCTATTCGGGGGGCATTTTTTTAACCCTTAAATTCTACACATGAAAACAACTTACCCCAATCACCCAATGCGAGACTACAACGAATGGATCGCAGCAATTCACAACTATTTTAGAATGACAGCAGCAGAGTATGTCCGTAACAAGTACATTAGACAATTTACCCCTTTTCGTATTGACTCAGATGGCAAAGGCTACTACCTTGTCGGTGATGATAAAATACCAGCCAAGGAGTTTGAGCAGAAGTTTCCCTTACCTTTATTTGTAAATAAGAACGAGGAGAACCCAAACAATTTAGGATCAATGTTATCCGAAACGATTTAATAAACCCCACTATGTCAAACGATTTAACAACCTACGACCTGGCACAGCCAGCACAATCCTTGCAACTAGCAAGCGAACTGAAACGATTTGTAAAAGAGCAAAAACTAACCGTAAACATTAAAGGCAAAGAGTACCCTTTAGTGGAGTCCTGGCAATGGGCTGGAGCCCAGCTAGGACTTTATCCCCAGCTTAATTACATTTCCAATCACTCTACCGAGACAGAGATTAAGTACCTAGCAGAGGTCAACATCTGCAAATGGGGCACTAACGAGATTATTTCTAAAGGTGTTGCCATCTGTTCTAACAAAGAGGCCAACAAAAGGCAATGGGATGAGTATGCTATCCTATCTATGGCTCAGACCAGAGCCACTGGCAAGGCCTTTAGGAATCTTATTAGCTGGCTTATGAAAGCGGCTGGCTTTGAGGCTACCCCTGCCGAAGAAATGGACTTTAACAAGGTTACTGAGGACATGCCTACAAATGATGAGAAGTTTATTTTACTTAATTTGATAGGGCATACTGATTTGAGTGATGATGAGGTTGTCTTGGCTCAAGAGGCCATTACTAACTGCCCAGACTATAAGACCTACCAAAAGTTGCAGCATCGCTTAGAGGCTCGCAGAAAGCCTATTGACCAAATAGTCAACCCCTCACAAAAAGACATCTCCAAACACCTTAAAAAGACAGTAAAATGAGAATAGCTACCACAACCGATTTAAGCCTATTTGAGACCACTAAATCCG